ATAAACAGGGCACTTAAACAGCCAAGAACCGAGAACGGGATGGGTCAAGCGATGAGCTGGTTTCATAAATAAAGACTCCTGCGTCATTTCGTTGAAGCAAGAGTCTCATAAGGGATTAGAGTATGTCAACAATTATTTTCGGGTATTGAGAGGAATACCGTTCGACTTACCGTCTTTAAAGAAGGAATTCCACTGCTGGGAAACCCAATCAGAAACACCAGAGGCGGCATCACTAATCATGTTGGTAACGTCTTTCGCCGCAGCGGTAACTTGCGAACTACCATAACGAGCATTCTGAGTATCTTGATGAATTTTATCAATTTCAGCATAAACCTTTCTCTCCAAAGCCATAATCTGAGTATTAGTAAGATGTTGGCCAGTCTCCTGAGCACGAGTCAGGGCCATGCGCATGATTTCATGGGTAGCCTGTTTAGACGTAAGGTCAGTGTTGGCGAGGATGGACTCCACGCGTGCCTGCGATTCCTGTTGATTAAACTTAAGCATCTCATTTTGGGCATAAACTTGGTCACGAGTATTCTCACGGGAGGTGGCAGATTGAATGCCAGCAATCTCCTTCTGAGTCTCATTGTTCATACGGGCAATATCTTTCTGATTATCCAGCTGCATTTTCATGAGCTCTTTCTGTTGGTCCTGAGCGGAAGATTCCAACCCGGCACCGGAAGCACCAGCTCCAGAACGCTCCCATGGGTTAAGTTCAGGGAAGGCTGCAGCCAAGTAATCACGGGTGGCCTGTCCTTGTCGTTTAGCATCACTACCTCCAAGTAATTTATCAATAAACGCTTGTTTGACCTTGTCAGAACCAGCCTGAATCGTGCCATCAAGCAAAGATTTGCCAGCATTACGAAGCATATTGCCAGCGTCAGCCATAACACCAGAGCTCTGGGATTCAGGAAGTTGGCCAGCAGGGGGAACATTGGAACCTTGAATAGCAGACTGAATACCTTGGTCATTATCCATAGAAATAGCACCGCCACCGTTGGTCAATCCGGCAGATTCAGCGCCTTGCTGCATGATAGAAACTCCACGTTGAGAGCCTCCAAATAATTTAGAAGCGGCACCGCCAGCTAATGCTGAAGCAATACCACCTACAACGGCACCTAACATAGCTGATAGTCTCCTTTGGGCTTAGCAGGAGGGAAGGCGGCTAACGCCTTCCACGTTCCTAGTTTCTCGGGTATCTCCGTACGGCTCGGTCTGCCCTACATTGGGCAGGCATCTAACCGGGAGTGCGGCAGCCTTTTATTTAAGTGGCTGTAGAACTTGGTACTCATGAATAACCTGAGTAGTCGCGACAGTACCGATAACACGGCCAGCAGTCCATTTAGCACTAGAGACAATAACGCCAATGAAGACATTATTACCAAAAGTGCGAGGGTGGATATCCACAGTAGCACAATCACGAGCGGAGCAAACACCACCAGAACCTACAGACATTTCAATAGGGTAGTGCTCAACTTGGTCGCCACGAATAGAGGTAGGCTGGTCAGAGGCAGACTCAAAACGAACAATACCAACAATCGGATAAGAAGTACCAGCAAAACTCAAATTAACGCCAGCAGAGATAACGCAATTCGGGTCAGCCGGAGAGGTATCAACCTTCATGGCAACAATAAAAGAACCATCGGAAGAGGTACCAACATTCATGTTAGCGTAAATGCCAACAACAGCATGCTCGGCAGTAATATTACCACCATTGATAATAGGGATATTACCAGTAGGGGCGGCAGGAGTAAGACTCCCGGTCACCGAAAAGCGGGGGGTCTGGATAGCAGTATCGTGCTTAGTAACAAAATTCTGATACATAGATAAATCCTTAAAGGGCCCGAAGGCCCATGAATTAAGAGGTCATAATAGAATCACGAACGGTAGGCATATGGCGATAAACATTAACGTTATAACGCGCCTGCTTATTCCACTGTAACAACTGCTGAGACTGGAAGCAAGCATCATAGTCCTGATGGCGAACAAGAATAGCTTCCTGAAGATTATCACCAGTAGAGGTACCGGGAGCATCGTCAAGGAACGGAAAACCTTGCAAATCATGATACTTAAAGTTCACGTAGTCCGGATGAGTGCGATACCAAATAGACTCAGCAACCTTAATCTTAATGCCAGAACGACCGTCACGGAACAAATCCTGATAGGAAATCTCACGAGGCGGCAAATTACCAATCAAAGCCGGGTCACCTGCAAGGTCAGTATAAGTCAGCTGAGACTTACCAGCCAGATAATGGTGCTCCAACGGGCTGATAGGCGGGAAGCGAATCAGCGCAAGCGTCATCATGACACCATGCTCAGGCACGAAGAATCGCGGCACTGAATGTTTAAACGTCTGTTGGACTCGACCGCTGAACTGTCCGAGGGAAGATTGGTCGGTACCGTCAACGTCGTAACCGGAAGCCCAGAAATCGGTATGCATAACGAGCAGTGGTCGGTTGTCAGCGTCATAGGAGGTTGAGCCGCCAAAGCTGGAGATAACATCACGGTAACGCTGCATAAAGTAAGTACGCTCTTGCTCAGTGTGAAGCTGCGCATAAGCGGCTTGCAGGCCGATAATATCAATGGAGTTGCTTTCAATACCCATTTGCTCAACCAGTTTAGTCTCTGGAGGCAGAGGGGCAGACCAAATGTTTTTAAGATGGCAGCAACGGAAGCCATAACGAGCATCATCCTCATTAAGATTGGAAGGGTTCTGCTCAGTGCGCTCAGGCATCCACGGAGCACGAAAATAGTTGTTGTAAATATTCAGATAGCTCTGATGTAAGAACTTCGGAATACGGTTATTCGCAGGAACAATAGTGCCTACATAACCAGCATGGTCAGGGTAACGGTTACAAGTAACAGAAGGCAGAGGACTTGCATCAACACCATCACGCATAAACTGAATCCACTGGTCACCATAAACGTGACGATGCGGAATATAGAAGGTGAAGAAATCAACCTTAGAGTCAATCGCCAGACCACGACGAAGCGGAGAAAGACGAAGTGCACCAACGGCATCCATCTCAAAAGAGTCACCAGCAATAACAGGGGTCCAAGAAACGGTTTTCAAACGACCAATCATGCCACAGTCAAAAGTAAGATGGGAGAGGTCGACAATTTCACGTTCTGCGGAGGTTTGCACATTAGACATTTAATTTTCCTTAAAGGGCCCGAAGGCCCATGATTAAAACTGAGAACCGCCTACATACCAAAGGCGAGCACCTTTGCGACGAGATGGAGAACGACGAGATTTTTTCATATCACTTCAGTCCATTAGCACGTAATTTCTGACGAGCATTTTCCTCGGCATCCATTACAGTTTCTTTGAATCCTGCTTTAATACGCAGGGTGTACGCGAAGAGCTCAGCGGCGTTAACCGGGCGCTCGACGCCATTGATAATGTTTTCGCTAAACTCCGCGCCTTCCATAACGAGGCATGCTGTCTGTACATTGACGGGATGAACATAATAAGCAATGACGGCAGCAATAAACTCAACAGGAGCAGGAAAGCGAGGATATCCAACAAAGTCCAGCGTTCCATAAACACAAGCCTCAACACAACGACGCGCACGGTTGCGGTCAGTAGCAATCCAAATCTTATCACCAGTCAGGAAGTCGAAATCTTCCTCGGTAATATCCAAAACAGCACTAGCCTGCAACATACGAAGAGCAGCAACAGAAGTAGCGTAATTAACATCAGAAACAATATTCATAGATAACTCCTTATGTAAGATTCGGGTCAAAGATAATCACGTTTTTTCAAGTCATCAAGCAATTTTTTATGATTGCCTTTCCAGTCTTCAATCTGGAACCACTGACGGAGAAGGTTACCAAAAGCATTAAGCCACTTCTCATCATCATTGGTAAAGTCAGCTTTTGTAAGAAACATCAACTGCTTAGTCAAAGTGGCGCGATAACTTGCATAATAGCGAGTCGAGCTTAGCATGAATCTTCTCCTGAGTAAAGTCCGGGTCACTTACCGCCGAAAGTCTGAGTCGCTTTAGCTCGCAAATCAGAAGGCGTAATTCCTGCATCAATAATGTATTGACGTGCTTCATCAGAAATATCCCCATTTTTTAAAGTGACCGTCATTGAAGCGATAGAACTCTGCCAGTTGAACTCTGGTGTCTTTTTCATCAAACGACGAATAGTTTTCAACATGCTTCTCACTTCTGGGCGCACATCCAAAATGACGTGCAAAGGCACTACGCCGATGTTCAAGCTCAATTGCTTTTTGGCGTTCTCTTTCACTATCTGGTACAGAGGGCTGGAATCGAAGCTGATTCGGCTCAGTTCCAGAAGTACCTTGTTGCTCAGGTGAGCCATTGACGGAAGCTCCATTCCGAGTTTCCGACTGCTGCGAACCCTGAACTCTTTCTTCAGACAAATTGCCATCAAAGGATTTTTGCATTTTTTCTGTCTCTCAGTAATAGCTTTCTGACGCTGGTCAGATTGCTTGGCTACATACTTGGTCACATACCATGCGACCGCCTGATAGGGCTTACTCTGCATTGCTTTTCCAGTTTTGTCAACAGGCCACAGCCAACCTTTGCGAGAATAAGCATCATGTTGATAGCGAACAGCTATCGGTTGCGTGAAGCCATAAGGCCACATGCCACGGAACGAGTTAATCTGGCGATAATTACGTACCTTGCGACCGAAATTAGGGTCGTGACTTCCCAAAGGAAGAGTCCGCACCATATGCACAACGTGCCAATGAAGACGGCCATGCTGACCTCCAAACTCCGGCACACAAAGATAGCGATAGCAATCGTTGTAGGACTCCTTAACTGAACGACCTTCAGCGCGCAAAACGCTTCGACCAACAGTCCGGAAATAATCACGAAGAGCATTGGGGTTTTCATTGAATGCCTGTAAACGGTCATCGGCAAGGGTCAACGTGTCAAATACGAAGAACCAGCCTTTCTGGTGAGCAATACGCATCTCATTAATAACTTTCTGAGTCATGCGATTTTTGCGTGTTTTCTCCTGCATTTTTTCCATGTACTTGGCAACCTCATCCTTAAAAGAAAGAGGCTTAACCATATCGAGCTCCTGACGAATCATTTTCTCAGGCCACTGGGCAACATACTTACTCCAAAGCGAATTGAGCGTCTTACCATACTTAACACCCGGGCAAATCATTTCAAAAAGAAAAACACATTCAGGGTCCAACAGGGTCCGGTGGTCTATAGTGTTACTATTATCAAGTTGGGCAGCACACTTTCGAACCAGAGCCATATGGTCCTCTAAGAGACCCGTCTGAGATTCATAAAGGGCATAAGTCTCATCATCCAGATGAGTTTCTTCGGAAAGGCGTTTTTCCAGCTGGTAAACCAAATCAGAAAGGAGGCGGCTACGGTTATCAACCTGAACAGCCATACGAAGATGAGGGTGCTTAGCAGTAGCGTGAGACCACGTAGCTTTTACAACATCAGAGAATAATTCGGTAGCCATGGGAAAAAGCCCTCAAAGTGTTACTTTGAAGGCAATATAAATGGCGATTTAGAGGGTTGTCAAGATTTAATATAGGTCGGTCGATTTTTTAACCAATCCAAGAGTGCAAAATGCTCCTCATCAGTAAGAAAGAAACGCTCATAACGAGGGTCATCAACACGGCTACGAGTAATGTGCAAAATCCTTGTTTCAGGGCAGTAAGCATAATGTTCATCCACTAGACTAAAGAACTTCACGGAAACCTCCGAATCAGACGGGCAATTCCATACAGCATAAGAGCAACAACAGCCAAAGCAATAAATTTTCCGATAACAGTCTCCATAAATTACTCCGCAATTTCATAAAGCCAATCCATATCATCAATATCGACAGAAGGGTCTTCCTCGGAACGGATAACATGAGGAATCTCAATGTAGTTAACAAGGCCGTTTATAACATCAGGCTCAAACTCATCATACTCCTCATGCTCATAATCAAACCAAGTGATGGAGCCATAAGTAACATCAATCTCAGCGATAACAACATCAAAGCAATTTTTAGGGTTAGCGATAAGCTGTTGACGAGGGGACAAGTCACGAACAGCACGAACCTTAATGAGACGACCATGGTGAAGGTGCTCATAACGGATATAAACAGGGCACTTAAACAGCCAAGAACCGAGAACGGGATGGGTCAAGCGATG